CTCGGTTTCGGGTGCTTCCTCTAGGAGAGAATGACAATGGCAACTTTCAGTAAGCAACTCTTGTCAGGTTCGACAGGCGGGCGACTCATCAAGGTCGCCGCTACCGCTACGCCTGGCACGACGATTCACGCAACAGGCACGTCTGCGACGATCATTGACGAAGTGTGGTTGTATGCGATCAACACTTCGGCCAGCGACGATCTGCTGACCATTGAGTTCGGTGGAACGACCGCCGACGATGATCTCATCAAGTTCACCGTTACCGCCCAGTCAGGTTTGTATCTGGTGATTCCTGGTTTGGTTCTGACTGGTGATGGTTCGTCGGCTCGCACGATCACAGCGTTCGCCGCGACTACGAACGTCATCAACATTGGCGGTTATGTCAATCGTATTACTCCGTGAGGTTGATTAGATGAGCGCACGATACGGTTCACGCACACGAACAGGCGAGGCGGTTTCTGGTTTCGGCCAGCGTGGTGCTGGCGGTGTTGCGAGGGTCGCGCCACCTGATGTCGAATACTGGATCGTGGCTGGTGGCGGTGGTGGTGGACAGGTCCGAAACTATGATGCCGCGGCTGGTGGGGGCGGTGCTGGTGGCAGACTGACTTCTGCTGGAAGTTCTCCACTTACCCTTTCAGGTACTTCGATTACAGTAACTGTTGGCGCAGGTGGGGCGTCTATGACAAGTGGATCGCCGTCAGTCCTTGACTCGGTAACTGCTACTGGCGGTGGTCGTGGTGGCGGTTTCGGCGGTTTAGGCGGTGCGCCTGGTGGTTCTGGCGGTGGCGGATGCCAGGGTGGTGGTGGGGGTACAGGTACTCCAGGACAAGGAAATAACGGTTCTCCCGGACCTACACCTAATGGCGCAGGCGGTGGTGGTGCTAGTGCTGTTGGTGGTCCTCGTAATGGTGGGGCAGGTTTACAGGACACAACTATTCGTGCGCTGTTGCCATATTTCGACACATCTGCCTTCTTTGCCGGTGGCGGTGGTGGCGGTGGCACTTCCGCATCTTCTACAGGTGGAACGGGTGGCGGTGGCAACGGTGGTGGGCCTAACTCTGCTGGCACTAGCGGAACTACTAACTCTGGTGGCGGTGGTGGTGGTGCTGGTGAAAATCAAACCGGCCCATTCCCGACGGTGTTCCCTGGAAGTTCTGGCGGTTCAGGGGTCGTAATTATGAAATATCCAGCCTCGTACACTTTGCCGCTTATCGGTGCTGGTCTAACTGCTAAGACAGAATCGACTCCGACAGGTCACGTCATTATCTTTACGCAAGGCACAGACACGGTGAGTTGGTAACATGGCCCACTACGCATTCCTAGATGAGAACAACATCGTGACTGAAGTGATCGTCGGACGTGATGAAACTGAAGGTGACTGGGAAACCTATTACGGCAAACTTCGTGGACAGCGATGTGTTCGCACCTCGTACAACAGCAACATTCGTGTCAGGTTCGCTGGAATCGGAATGATCTATGACGAAACACTAGACGCATTCCTGTATCAGAAACCGTACGAAAGTTGGATTCTGAAACCCGACACTCTTGAATGGGACGCACCAGTAGCGTCACCTGTGCCACCAGCAGGGCATACAAGCGAGTGGGACGAAAGTAACCAGACTTGGGTTATTACACCCATCGAATAGTAACTAGCAGGGGGAAACATGGTTGGGCCAACAGTCATTCGACAACTGTTCTCCGACGACGTTCACAAGGCGATCTGCTCATTTCTTGATGAGCGTGTTCCGCTGTTATCGCTTGGCGTTCCGCTAAACAAGGACGGTGAACAGTTTGTTCGACGGTATGCCAACAACGTCCCGTTCTTCGTAGGGATACACAAACAACTGACAGAGTTCGCTAGCGATCTGTTCGGTGAGAAGGTGAAACCTTCCTACTCGTTTCTGTCCATGTACGAGGACAACGGAACCTGCCCACTTCACATTGACCGACCACAATGCCGATACACCATTGACTATCTGATTCGTCAGACGCAGGCAGAACCGTGGCCCATTCACATAGGCGACCACATGACCGACGAACAGCGACAGGCGATTGACGACGACGAGAACGGCCACCCTAAAGACGACGAGGCAATCCAAGCCCGCATTGACCAGGAGAACTGGCACACGGTCCTACTGGAACCTAATGACGCTGTTTGCTATTCGGGGACTCACTCGTGGCACTACCGATCAGAACGGTTACGAGGCACAGCCGATCTGATCTTCTTCCATTTCGTTCCCGATGGATTCGACGGGCCACTCAACTAAGGGGAAACGTGAGCGAGACTATTCGACCTGAACTGTCTATCAACCTGCCGAAACTACAGCAGGCGGGTGCGCCTGGTGGTGGCTGGCAGTTCAAGACTGAGATTCCGTCAGAATGGTGCTGGTTCAATGACGGGTTCACAACAGAGGAACTGGACGCAATCATTCGTATTGGCGAACAGATTGAGATGAATAAAGGTACGACTGGTAGTGGGGACATTTCTGATGTTCGGGATTCGTATGTTTCGTGGTTGTTCCCGAATGAAGTGACTGGCTGGGTGTTTCAGCGTATGGCTGGAATCGTGACTTCGATGAATGACCAGTTCTTCGGCTTCGATCTTGACGGTTTCTTCCAGGGGTTTCAGTTCACGAAGTACACCGCACCAGGCCAGCATTACACCTGGCACGTTGATCGTGGCGGTAAACACGGTATTCGCAAACTGTCGGTATCTCTGCTGTTATCTGACCCCGACGATTACGAGGGTGGCGACCTGGAACTGAAGTTCGGTGAAGAAGAACAGAAGGCAGAACGAGTACGGGGTATGGCGACGATCTTCCCGTCATGGACACTTCACCGTGTCACACCTGTTACGAAAGGGACTCGTTACAGTCTGGTGGCTTGGGTGAGTGGCCCACCGTTCAAGTAGCGACTACGACGAAGACGACCGCCAGCAAACTACACTTGGGGTGAACTACGTTCGCTATCTGACTGTAAGGAGATTAGGCGGTGGCTACAGACACTTTCGCCCCAAACAAACGGCATGAGGACTGGTCGCCTGCCATTCACGCCTTTGCGATCACCCCAAGCAACGAAGAAGAACTGGCCTACGTCACCCGTTCAATCTATGTCGGTGTTGGTGGGACAATCGCTGTTGTTATGGCGAGTGGCGACGAAGTGACGTTCGTGGGTGTTCAGGCTGGTTCGGTTCTGCCGGTACGGGTCAAGCAGGTGAAAGTGACCGGCACGAACGCTACGAACATGATCGGCCTCTACTGAAATGTTCATTGGGCTTGCCCTCGTTCTCGCTGACCTGATCGAACCGGGAAACGTCGTGCCACCTATCGGATCGGCGTTGCTAACTGAAACAGGGGTGGACATTCTGTTGGAAGATTCCCTGACGGGCTACCTGACCTTGGAGATTGCTAATGGCTGATAAGCGGATTACACAGTTGCCTGCTTCGGCTGGTCTGATTGCGACTGACCTTGTGCCGGTCGTGGACGATCCGGCTGGTTCACCCGAAACGCAGAAGGCGACCATTCAGCAGGTTGCTGACGCTGTTCAAGCGATCTTCGATGCGGCGAACACCTACGACGCATTTGGTGAGGCTCTGAGCGCACAGACAGCCGCCGAAGCCGCTTCAATCAACGCTTCTGTGCTTCCTGATTTGGGTGACCTCGTGGTTGGAAACGGACTCGGCGGGATCAACTATGACACCTTGCCTGCCGGGGCAAACGGGACGATCCTTATGGCTGATAGTGGTGCGCTGTTGGGTTTGCGGTATGCGACGTTTGCTGACGATCAGGCTGTGTTGTCGTCACAAATCTTTGGCTGATCACTAAGCACACGAGAGCCTTCTAAGGCTTGGCGCATTGACGTAACTACAGTGGCGCGCCAGTGTCGCTTACTACGCTAACAGTCATGTTGAACAAGAATCAGATTACTGATGTTCTTGAACGCGCCGTGTCTACCTACGTTCAGACATTGGTGGGTTTGTTGAGTGCGGCCCAGTTTGGTGTGTCAGGTATTGAAGACCTGTCCACTCTGAAGACCTGTGCTGTTTCTGCCCTGCCTGCGATCCTGTCTGTGTTGAAGGGTTATCTGGCTGTTGCTGTGCCGTTCGGTGATCAGTCTGCGTCGCTGGCTCGTGTCGGTTACGAACGAGTTGAAACCATCGTTGAACTGGTCGAAGTGCCAGTACCTGCCAAGCGTGCGGTGAAGAAGGCGACAGCGAAGAAGGCAACTGCGAAGAAGGCGACAGCCCCACGTAAGTCACCTGTGAAGAAGGCTGGTAACTGATGAGCCGCCCGTACACGGGTTACGACGGGGACGCTCGTGGTCGTCGTGCTGGTACGGAGAAGTTCGTCCAGTTGGTTTGTTTCTTGTCGGGGAACAAGGTGTGGAATAACGGGACGTGGGTTGTTCGTAACGCCCGAAGCAAGTCGTCGCCCAGCGTTCACAGCACAGGTCGTGCGGTGGACTTCTCGTGGCGCAAGCAGTTGGACCGCAATCGTGGTGGAACGTACGCAGACGCTGTTCAGATCATGGATTTCTTGGTTCAGAACGCTGAACTGTTCAAGATCGAAATGATTATTGACTACCATAGTCAGCCGTTTGGTCGTGCGTGGCGTTGCGACCGCAACGCTTGGCGTGTGTATGACAAGCGCACGGTGGCTGGTGCGCCTGGCGGTGACTGGTTCCATGTGGAGATTGCCCCTCAATACGCAGACGACCCTGGCTATTACGACAATGCTGTGAAGCAGTTATTCAGCAAGACAGCCCCAG